TTTTACGATTACTATAGTTTGATTGACGTCCGCATTTAGCCCCGGCGGATGAAGATCGGGGTTTTCCTCAAGAAATTGAGCCATGTTCGTGCTGTTGATACGTTGTTGCATCAACGAAAAGGCATCGTTCTCTTTGAGAAATTTGAAAAAAGAATCCCAGTCACTTGTCCAGTAATTCTTTGTGATTCTGCGTGATACCGTACCGTATTGGGTACGAATTGTTTGGGCACCTTCAGCCTTGCAAATCTCTAGTAGTTGACTTGCTACCAAGTCCTGTTGCTCCTTGAGTTCAGCAACTTGCTTCTCAAGTTCACGTCGCTTGTCACGAATCTTCACGTAGATTTTTGCTAGCTTTTCGGTATTGACTTCTTCAGTCATGCACTCTCCTTTTTGTGGTTGGGGTATGGAATATAACGACTAAACTGTACTTTGTAAAGTGTCTTCAGAAATATTTTTATAAAGATCAATTAAGCGTGTGTGGATGTCTACTTTTTCAGACAGCATCTTGTAGATGCGCTTCTCTACAGGGCTACCTTGCAAGTGCACAACAGTGCAGGGGTTACGTTGACCAGCGCGGTGCACCCGTGCATTAGCTTGTAGATACGTCTCTATAGATGTGATTGGCCCCCACCAGACAACGACGTTCGCAGCGTGAAGCGTTACGCCATGTGCGGCTGCTTGTGGTTGAATCACAAGCACTTGTGGATTCTTCTCTGTCTGAAACTTTGCAAACACATCGGTGCGTTTGTTGACTGGCACACCACCATGAATCACTTCGCAGTTAATGCCGTTGCTCTTGAGTTCTTCCGACACGATTTCAATGGCATGTCTGAATGGCGCAAACACAATCACTTTGTGACTCGCTTCTTCAATAACCTCCATCAACGCAGTCATGCGGTTCTTTGCATCGAACGCCACCACTTCACCACTGTCCGAGTAGACCGCACCACAAGAAAGTTGCAGGAGCTTGTTCAAGTTTGCGGCGGCGTTTACTGTAGTGATTTCTTCCCCTGCGGCTACCGCCATCATGTTCTTGCGAATGGTCTCGTAGTACTTGATCTGCTGTGTTGTCAGCGGTACATCTCGAGTCACATAAGTCATGTCAGGCAAGTCAAGGCACTCGTCCTTGGTAAATCGGATCGCTGGCTGAAGCGCATCGTGCAACACCTTTTCTGATGTGTGCTTTGGAACCCACTTAAACTGCGTGATCTTCTGCATCACTTGATCACGAAAAGCGCCAAAGAATTTTGGTACGCCCGATGGGTTGATGATCTTTGCTAATCCGTATGCATCAGTAGGCGACTGCGATGCGGGAGTACCTGTCAGCATCCATACCCACATGTCAGGCTTTAGTACGGAGTTCAGGGTCTTCCAACGTTTTGTGGCGACGTTCTTATAAGCATTAGCCTCGTCAATCACAACCAAATCAAAGTTCTTTACCTCGTCTTTGATAATGTCTAAGCCATCAAAGTTGCAGATCACAAAGTCAGCGTTGCCTCTTGCGGCTTCAATTCGTTTCTCTTTAGAGTAGCTGTGTGCAATAGCGCATGACCGATGCATTGCAAACTTAAAAAGGTCTGCCTCCCATGCGGATGACATGATGGACAGTGGGCACAGCACCAAGACACGCTTGATCGTACCAATATTCATCAAGTAATCAGCCGCCCAAATAACACTGGATGTTTTACCAGTACCCTGCTCATTAAAACAGAACGCACGCCTATGCATGGTGAGGAACGATGCAGTGACCTTCTGATGCTCAAACGGCTTGTAGAGTCCAGTCCACTCGTAGTGCGCATTGATGGGCGAAGGCACATTCTTGATGCGTAAGTTCTTTAGCACCTGAGCTTCTTCTAGTCCCCATTTGACAAGCACTTCACCGCTGTCAAGTAACTGGCTTTTAGGGATAACTGTTGTGATTCGGGTTGGTTCCCGAACCTTTAGCAACAACGCTTTGTTGTTAATTATTTGCATGCTGTCGGTAGTATTTTGCGATTGAGCTTTGGACTGCCCCACGTTCTGTTTTCGTAGGATTACCACCCATTACGACATAGTGCCCTTTGGTCACCACATCAGCCGCATACAGTTCTTCTCTGTCTGTATGCGTGCCCTTCACAACTTTGCACATAAGTAAATACCGATCTTGTAGTTTTAGTAACGCTTCAAATTCTTCTCTTGTCATTGCACTCTGACCTCCAAATGGGATACAGACCGAATGTGGGTTTTTCACATTCAGTCAAAAGGAAGTACTACTTACGGTAGTCACTCGGTTGGCTCTATTCCCCGAAAGATTGCTAAAAAGGAATCACCAACTGATGCGGTTATTTGAGGAACCCCAACAATTCCTGCCCTTGCCACTCACACCTTACGCAAGGGTCGCAACCAAAGCAAACTGCCACTCCATTTTGCATACGCTACACAGAATGTCAAGAGCGTTTACGCTCTTTTTTGCTAGTTTCGGATACCAAATTACCCTTAGAGTCACGCAAGAAAGAACGGTTTTTTGTCTTGGATTCAACACGCAGTCCGTCTTTGTTCAAGCCACCTTTGTCCAAGGCTTTCACATGGGCAACATCTTTGCCATCACCCTTCTTGGCTTTCCCTGCTTTGACCTCAACAGCACGAGCGGCATTACGCATCGCACGCTTTTTAATCTGTTCGGGTTTACCCTGATACTCGTCGTATTCTTGGCGGTAGTTTCGTTTAGCGTTAGTCATCTGTATTGTCCTTTGCCATTATGGGTGCAGTCTTTCACAGGACACCAATTTTTGCAACTGAAATTTGGGCGGGGATTCCACACGTCTAACTCGATGGATTTTTCTAACCTTGCAGTGTCGTCAAGCCACCGCATCCAGTAGATGCCTTGTTGGTCTGCCTCAAAGTCAGCTTTCACAAAGTCATTTGCCACCACAAAAAGCAAACCCGCTTTGACCTTTTTGACTTCGGGAAAGTGCTTAAAGATTGCCAATGATAGTAGCTCTAACTGCTTGGTGTCTGCGTACTTGGAGGACTTGCCAGTCTTGTAGTCAACCAAATACGCCTTGTCATCTTGCAGGGTAATCAGGTCAGCGATGCCACGCCACCACACATCGGCATCAAAAAAACCACAAGGACTCAGATCCCGGGTGAGTCCCAACTTATATTCACAAAGATGTTTACCGTTGCGCTTACGGAGTAGCTCAAGAGGCTCACGTATAAAGGCATGTTTTTCGGGTATGGGGGTTCCGTATTTAATAAAATCTTCAGCGACCTTGTGCACCTCGAGTCCGTAACTCAAATGTTCAGTAGGCGGCTCGACCACATCCTTCTTGACCCGCAGTCGATAATACTTCTGCGGGCACTGCTTGAACAAGTCAAGGGATGAATACGACCATGTGTACTTAGTCTTTTTGTCTGCGCTCATATTTCCTCTTTGGTGTGATTGCGGCAATGCCATCATCGGTGTCCCGATTGCGCTCATCCAAAAGATTATCTGCCGTCTTGTAGGCAAGTGATGGAATTTCTGCAAGGCTGTAGTCTCCATTAATGATGAGTCCACACATAGCAAGCATAGCCGCTAAGTCTCTCATATTTTCTTCATGTTCGCTCATCTTTTTGTTCCTCTAAAAGTTTGTCGTAATATTTTTTAGGCATTGGTGCTTTCTTTTCAACAAACTTGCGTAGCCAATCAGAACCTCCAAGTTGTTTAAACATAATCCACTGTCTGTCAGACATTCTTATTTGCCTACCCATTAAGGGCTCAGGCGGTTTAGGTCTTGGCATTTTTCATGTTCCTTACATATATGGCAAATGATGCCGCTGTGTCACCAAATTCTTTCATCTTGTCAAACTCCCTAGCCACCTCTTCAAGGGCATCGTTGCGTATCTTGCGTGTAATCTCGTTGTCTACTTGTGCTTCAACCATCTGTCTTTTGCGCCAGCCCATGGCTTTTTCCCAGATGTTTAGTTCACTCATGTGTTCTTCTCCTTGAGTTTGGCTTCCGCATAGTCAACTGCAAGCTCCCATACTTGGGCTTCAGCAGAGTTAAACAACAAGCCATTGCCGAATGGACGCTGACCGCTTTTCTCTTCACTTGTCAGCCCTACCCATGGCTTTAAAGTTTTTTGCACTTTAGCTTGAGCCGCCATGCCATCTTCGTATCCTTTGGCATACACCTCGTTGTCCGCATCAATCAGTTGTTTGATGAGACCTAAACTTTCTTCACAAACTTTAGTAAGGCTCTCTACAGCAATAGCACGTTTGATAATCATAATGGGGCATCCTCTTCATTGTCAGGGTTGAATTTAGGGACTCGATTATTCTTGTCCTTGGGGTTTGGAAATGGGGGAAAAGGCCAAGTCATTTACTTTCTCCTTTATGATATGTTTCAAGGCTCGTCCTGAAGCCTTCTTGTTGAAATAATCTACACCTGAAAATTCAATATAGTCTTGTACTGTTCGCACAGTGCCAAGCCCATACGCGCCCATGTCCTCCCCACGAATGAGGGACTCTAATCGTTTGGTTGCGCGCCCTTGCATAGTTGACCAGTGTTCTGCTCGTTGCTTGGTAACTTCTTCATCCCAATGTCTTGCTCGTTCACCACCTTTGGACTTTGAATACAGATGGTAAATTGGCATATCAGGCACATGAAAAATATCCCAACCATGAGTGTATGCACGCAGTGCCATTGCTTGCTCCTCTCCATTGAAGTACATGAATGGGTCATAAGGAACCTCATACACAAACTTACCCTGAGTAAACAAACAACCCGCACCTAAGTGCACGCCTTCTACAATCTTGTCTGTGTTAATTTGGGCGGCAACAAATTTCAACTTGGAATTAGTTGGCTCGAACTCTCCTTGGATTACATGCACCAGCGCACCATGGAAAATATGTTTGGTGATGATTCCATTTTCCCTGTCATACGGACTTGGGTAGCTCGACACAATCGGTTTGGGGCTTAGTTCGGCACACCTTTCAGCCGCTTTGATAAACCACTCGTCCCAATCTTTGTTGAACACCATGTGCGCATCAATTTGAAAGAACCAGTCCTCGTCGTTATACATCGACATGCATATTGATCTTGCCCAACAAGCACCACGGGATTCATGTGGATTTACACCAAGATACCGCACCTTCTTGTGGTCAGGTGTAATCTTTATGCGCTTCTCAGGCTCACGCTGTTCGACAATACCAAACACCAAATCATTTGGATACTTGGCGTTTTTGATTGCATTGTTAACTGTTGCCCCTAGCAGAGAATCGCAGTACGAAGCAATGCTTACAAATATACTCATTCTGCTTCTCCAAAGTTAGCTAGTTGTTCCAATACATCTTTTATTTCGTCACCGCCCATGAGTAGTGCGCATAGTTCGCTCACTACAGTCTTCTGATACACCATGTAGTCGTACTCAGGGTCATCACGCTTCAAGATAGCTTCAATCTTTTTTATGTTTGCCTGACAGCGACGGTCATATTCATGTTTAAGCGGAGTAATAAGTGCCGAAACTTTTTGTGTAGACATACCAGTCATTGACGCAATAGCTTTGTATGTCATGCCCGACAGTCGCCACTCAAGCAACCCATCCTTAAAAGTGTGCTCCTTATCCCAATGTTGCCAAGTTTCAATAGCTTCTCTCAGACCATACTGCTCAACAAGCCGATCAAAGTGAATGTCACAGTCTCTGCCCTTACACAGATCAACAGTCACCATAGCTTCGCCCGACGCCTGATTCGCAGTTAAGTGGTAGTGTCTGACACCAAGTCGGTCTGTACCGCATGCATTGTTCGACATAATCTTGTGCCTCCTTCGCTTCATCTTCTTTAGCAATACAAGCAATAGCATCATGCACAGTCAGCACGACCTTATATCGCTTGGCAATCATCAACATCTGTTCAGCAATTACGCAACGAGCAACAGCTTGACAGATGTTCTCAACGACCTTGCCACCATAAATCTTCACGACACCCTTTCGGGTTTTGTATTGGTACTGTGCCTTACCTTCAGGGTCAAATACCTTGGTCAGTCCTTCGTACTTTTGCCATAGCCCACTCGGGAGGAGGAATCCACCTTCGTTGGCATCGAATACGACCGCATCAACTTCGCCAAAAGTTGCTCCTTGGCGGGTAACAAGGGCTTCGACGCAGGATTGGGCTTGTCTCCATAGCGCAGGCACTTTTGAATAGCGGTTGCGGTAGACCGAAATAATCCTCGCACACTCGTCCGCTTGCATCTCAACACCAAATGTTTTGAGTTGAGTTTGGAACTTCGCACCTCCCATGCCATACCCTGCTCCGAGAATCGTAGTCTTACCGACAAACCTTTCTTCCTTCGTAATCTCAGATTCATCCTTGCCGTAAATAGCAGACGCCATGATCTTGTAAACATCTTCGCCCTTATCAAATGATTCAACCAAATCGGTTTGTCCCGCAAGCCACGCAACAGTTCTCGCCTCAATCTGTGATGAGTCTGAGTCAATGATCACATAGCCTTCGGGGGCTTCAATCGACAGCTTCAACTTGTTTGCGTTCTGCCCACGGCTCGGTAGGTTCTGCAAGTTGATCTTGTCATCTCCTCCCCATCTGCCAGTATGAGCGGCATAGTACTTAATCGGTACTGGGAGTGCTCCACGCAGTGCAATGTCAATAAATCTTTGTGTGCGTGTTTCTTCTAGCGTCGTCTTGTTACCAAGTCGTGCGCTTACCAAGGCTTGTACCCTTGGGTCAGTATGTTCTAGCAGTGCCTTGAACTCCTCGTCAGTCTTGGCAAATGCCCACGCCTGTTTGCCTGTGCGTGCGCTAACCTTAGTGGGAGGCTCGACCCCCAACAACTTCAACAACTCAGCAAACTTGTCGTTGCTCATCAAAGAATCTTTATCAGCTTGCGCTACTGCAAGTAGTTTGGCTTTGCGTTCCTTGACTGTTTCAAGATGAGCTTCAAGCATCGGTAGGTTCAGCCTGAGCGTTGGCTCGACAAACATACGCAGAGTAGTATCAATAACCTTCAACTCCTTCACGGGGAACTTCTCCATAAAGATATTGAACAGCGTGCGGGTCAACACCACATCGTTACGGCAGTAGCTTCCATACTGCTCAAGTGCCTCGGGTGTGAAGTCTTTTCTGTGTTTGCCATACGCATCATCAACCTCAGTACCCTTGACACCAATGTTGTATCGTTCAGCCAGTGCCTTCAAACTACCACCCGCCTCGACACCATGCAGGGCTCTTGCCATACACAGCGTATCTAGGTAGCCCTTGGGTTTGATCTTAAATATCCAGTTGAGGATTGCCCCATCGAATTGGGTGTTGTGGGCCAGAGCGAATGAATTGCTCCAATCAAACTTGTTTAGGAATGTTTTTATATCACTGGCCGGGCCTGAGAACCAAGAGGGCTCTTCATCATTGACAGCGACAGCAACACCGATAACTTCAAAGTCATCATGGCGTACATACTCCTCGGTAGTATGGGTCTTGAAACCCAAGTCCTTGCCGTAGTAAGTCTCGAAATCAATCGTGATGATGTTCACAGCTCTCCTCGTCTTCCATTTAGTTCGCCCAAGCGTTTACCCAATAGCAGGGCTTGCTCTGCAACTTCTTCTGAGATGCGTGTGTTTATATAACTACGCAACCTTGTATTCCAATGGTGTCTGAACACTTCGTCAATGCGTTCGTTGATTCTTCCGTCTAATATGGTTGCAACATCAATAGAGTCTTTGTCTAACCCATCAGCAACTTCTTGATTGACTTGCTCAATCATGTCCTTGAGTACTTGCTCAGTATCCACTGGCGCGTTGTTCATCTCTGCGGGTTCTTTGTTACTCATA